TTTGAAAGGATACCGAATCTAGCGTCTGAAGATATTGTGGCTTGGTTGACAAGTTCAGCGGACGACATAAACGAAAATCCTGATCGTCTGTTTTTAAGATAACACATTCCGTAGCATCTATCGTCAGCTTTGCAAGCCTGCCAGAATATAAAAAATAATCTGTTTGCTTCTCTATAGTCGGCTGAGCCAACATCGATTTTTGACCACTGCAGGTACATATAATGAGTGCCTGTAATATAAGTAGGAACACCATTATTATAAAACCAGTAACCTTCTTCTCTTCTCTTAAATTCTTCATCTATATAATCAAACCATTTTTCTTTAAAATCCGTAGGATATTCTTCCCAATCAAATCTGCTTTTGATTCTAGCTAGTTCTTTTGGATACTCTTTTTTTTCCCAGTATTGTTCCGCTTGATTTTCGCTTCGTTTAAACGGTTCATGTTCTGCTGGTAATGCAATACGGAGGTTTTGAATCTCAATGATCTGTCCAATTTGTCCAGTTTTACTAATTACTATAAAATCGTATTCTGAGTTATAGCCATAATCCCATTTTTTATACCTATTTTGTTTAGATAATATTTTAGGATTAACAATATCCTTAACTTCTTTCCAAAGACTTTGATTATACGTCATAATCGTCTAAATTAATTTTGTACTTTGGATCAATACCTAATTCATCTATTAAATAATTACAATTTTTATTAGCTTTCTTGTAATAATCTTTTCTACTTAGATTTTCATAATTAAACATCATTTTATCTACTCTACAAATATCTGGCCTATCTTCGTATATAGAACACTTAGACCCTACTAGATTAGCACAAGACCCATCTTCTTTTATTGGTAAACCATATTTAGCTCCTTCTAATCTTCCAGCGCTTACACAGCATCCTCCACAACCTGAACAAATAAACTTCATTTGCTCCTCCCCTCTGCAAATCCTTTAAAAGTCTTTTCTTGTTTGTTAACTTCTTTAGGTTTATCGCTTAGCATTTCTTCTTCTTCTTGTATTCTATTTAATATTTCAAAAGCGTCGAAGATAGCTAATTTTTTAGTAGCGGCAGCATTTTTAAGTCTGTCAGCGCTTACATCGTCGTCTGAGTCTACAATCTTTTCTTTTGCCACCTTTATTAATTCCTCAACGGCTTTTTGTCCAGCTTGGATTATTTGCAATTTCGTTTCCTTGGTATTCATGAGTTAATACGATATTATTAGATTTCATACAATATAATTTTTCCTCATCAAGTATAAATTCAAATTCACTATTTGGATTAAAACTTATTAATGTATCTTTTATTATATTTTTATTTGATAGATATTTATTAGAATATTTTACAATACCTCTTAATGGTAATTCTTTATTAATGCTTAAAACATCAGTGTTTAAAACAGGCTTAACAAAGCAGTAGTTTAAATTAGTCTCGTAGGTATCTTCTCTTTTAATTAAATATATTTGTTCATTAGTACAGAAATATTTATCTTCAGCGAAGTATGATCCACTGTTTTTCTCCCTGTTCTTCATATCATAATATCTTCTAAATATATTATGATGAACAATAACATGATCTCCCTTCTTAATCTTCGTTTCAAAAGCTGAAGGAGTTTCTATAACAATAGCTTTTTTACTAACTGATTGGTAATCTTCAACGCTAGTATTTGTTATTAAATCAACTCCCTCCACTTTTATAGTATTATCATATCTTTCATTTAAAGGAGATATAATAAACTTATATAAAGACTTCATTAGTATTCTAAATCATACTCAACAGAAATAGCCATATTAGAATTAAATTTTTTCCACGGCATTTCTTCATCCTTTTTAGTAATGAATATATTATAAGAGTTATCGTTTTGTCTATATAATATATTAGATATAGTATGTCCTCCATATACTTGCTGTCCTACAGAATAATGCATCGCTTCGTTTTTATAATCAGAACCAATGCTAATTTTTCTAATAACGTTATTCATTATACTGCTGTTAACTCAGGTTCTTTAACTTCTAATTTAGTATATTCTCCTGTCTCAACATTAATATTAACTTGACCATACTCTTCCTCAAGTTGATCTTTGAATTCATTTATAGCTTGATTAGTCTCAGCCATTTTATGCAGATAAGCATGCTTTTGACTTTCTAAATATCCTATTTGATTTATTGTTTCGTTTAATTCTTTTTGCTGATCTTGAACTTTTTTTAAATGTTCTTCTGATATTTTATTCATTTTATTAAATTTAATTGTTTGTTTTTGTTTTATCTAACGGGAGTTCCGTCTTCGTTTTCTTGTTTAAATATTGTTGGTTTGAAACTATTAGAAGCAAACGAAACATCTAAAGTATTAGAATAGCTGTTGTCTGCTGCGTAATTTTCCATTATACCTAAACAAGCATGGAAATTAGTGTAACTAGTTGTTGTTATAACCGACGAGATTTTAAGATCAGTATCGTCCATATATACAACAGTAGCTCCAGTTCCTTCTATTTCTTCTGTTAAAGTCATTAATAGTTGATTTTTAAATTTATAGTATTTTGTGTATTCCCACCTAAAGTTGTCATTGCTGAAGAGCTTTGTGGAAAGTTTGAACTAGCTGTAGAATCTGAATTATAGACCGCTGATCTAAAAGAATTAAATCTTGACCCATACAATGCCTTCCATCTGCTAGAGCCCACATCGTAAAATCCATATCTTTTCTCCATTGTTATAACAACATTACTTGTCCCATCATACACGAAGTTGGTATCAAAATCTATAGTGTTCCATCCTGAATCTAAAAACTCTGAACCGTCATACACTTGTGCTCTATCAAAGTAACTAAAGCTAGAGGATTGAGATATATCAGTTTCCATTAATGTGCTTAAAAAAACTTCATTAGTATGAGCTACATATATTCTCATATCGGGACAAGAGTCAGTATTTGTGCTTGAGGCTCCCTCAACTTGTATTCCTGTTAAAGTTTTTGAACCTGAGTTAGCAGCATTTAGTTCTGTATCACTTATAAACATGTGCATACAGCTATATCTAAAGTATTGATTATAATTACTAACAGTAGTGGATGATGTGTCTGTAGAGTTCGTCCCTGAAGTAAATATATCTAGTGAAAGACCTTGAGGTGGTAATGGACCAGCTCCACCACCGTTAGGTAGCATAGCTCTAAACATTGTTTGTTTACGACTACTCATTACGCGCCAAAGTTTTGACCAAAGCTCCAGTAATAATTAGTTCCATCATAAATAAAGCTAAATACATCTGTACCTGTGGCTGTTAATGTAGGTTCTGTAGCGTCAGGCCAATTAGAGTTTGCCGGCCAAGTAATTTCACCACCATTGTTTATCACAATTAATGTTCCAGAGTCTCCATCATCAGCAGTTATGCTGAGTGTTTCTGATCCAGCGGCTATATTCCAAGTTGCGTTGTACCCATTTCTTATAACCCAAGTTGGAGATCCAGTTAATGTAACAAAAGCTTTTGGATCTGTTTGCCATTTAGCTTTTCCAGTTACTCCGTCAGCTACTAAGTAATCACCAGAGACTGGAGTGCCTAGTCCTGTATTTTCTAAAACAAGATCACCACCACCTTTTAGTATTACGTCATTGTTTACAGAATTTACCTCAACGTTTGCTCCACTGCTTTTCACTTCTAAAGTAGCCGTTGAAGCTGAGTCAAAACCTGTTACACTTAATACATTTATATTAGTTCCATCTGTAAATGTTATTGATTGACCAGTTCCAGCAGCGCTACTAGTTTGTAACACTTGTTCAAGACCGTAAGTTGTCCACTCTAGAGCACTTCCGGTACTAAGTAATGCTTGTCCTCCAGTACCTAAATTTCCTAATCTATCTATAATTCCGTTAACATCAAATTCAACATCGTCAAGTACTTTTATAGTATTAGATGAATTTAGTATTAAGCCCAAACCACCATTAGCAGAAAGTCTTAACGTTCCGTTTGCATTTATAATATCAAAATCACCTGAAACGCCTGTGTGTCTTATTATATCTTTTGAAACTTCTAATCGTTCAGCGCCATCTATCATTGCTAATATTTGACCATCATCGCTTTCGTTGTCAGTAGTTAAAACATCTCCAAGGCCTGATGCTGCTCCTGAAGGAAGATCAACCCACTCCATATCACCAGAAGTGTTAATAGTTTGTAACACTTGATTAGCTGTAGGTGATTCAAAATTAAATCTTAAAAGTCCTTCAGATCTTAATTCTAATCTTCCACCTGTTGCACCAGCTGTAACAATAACATTAGCTGATCCAGTGTTAAAACCTGTGCTTAAACTAATACCTCCCGCATTACCACTAGCGACCATAGTTATAAAGCCACTACCTGTAAAAGCTATGTTTGAAGAAGGAGAAGCTGCTAAACCTGTTTGGCTGAAAGTTAAAGGATTAAATCCGCCAGCGTCTAACATTTTTATTTCGCCACCATTAGGACTTTCATTTCCTTGATTTAGTACTGAGTTTAAATCTTGTAAATACAGGTCTTCGATATCAGAACCTGAGAAAGAAACATTTACTTTAGTACCCGGATTATTAGGATCATCACAGTACGCTGCAATACCTTCTACCTCTTTTATTTGTATAGGTCCGCCTGGTATAGTTGATATAGTGCTAAATGCACTTATTTTTTCATTTGCCATTTTGTTTGTTTTATTCTAATGTGATTTTATCAGTAACTCCAGTGCCCTCTAGCTCTATTAAAAAAGAGTTAGGTTCTAATTCTATAAATCCACCATCTACTGGAATCTTTAAATTCCTGTCTCCAACCATGGGGATAGTGTAGCCAATACCTAACCACATGCTAGTATAGTGCTAATAGATCAGCTGCTCCATTACCTACAGCTTCAACTTTTTTAACTAGCACTGGTAAAAACGCTCCAGCTGGAACATTTTTAAAAACCACACCAGTTCTACCACTTTGCATAGTGACAGTTATATCACCACCTGTACCAACATATACACAAACATCGTCTAGATCTTCACCTACAACTATAGCTTGTGCGTCGTGAGCAAATACTCTTGCTTGACTTGAGAAATCTCCTTTAGCGTATCCCATTGTTATTTTTTTATTTTTGTTATTTTCTCAGCGCCTCTAGACCCAAAGTACGCTACATATACTGTAATAAGTAAAGCTTCTAATAGTGAAACCCAACCTGTCTTAATTTCTAATAACACTGTAGAATCTAGTATTATAAATATTGTCATAGCTAATGTTAGAAATATAAGTGTCATAGGTCTTGTATTTTTACTTAACCAGGAGTCACTTTTCATATCGCTAGCCCATCTTTCTGAGATGTTATTCATTTCTGCTATGTCTTGATCTAAAAGTTTTAAAGCAGTTTCTTTATCACGCGGCTCTATACTAGTATCACCTGATATAAGATTTTTTACAATACCAAGTCCTCCTTGATCAGGAAGAAACTCACCTACTGTATTTAATATGTTAGGAGCTTTTTCTTTTAAAAATACTCCAACTTTAGTTTCTTTAAATTTTTTCTTTTTCTTACTCATCAAAATGAAGCTTCAATTGTTCTTGACCCTTTTGGCTTGTCTTTTTTATAAGACAGTTCGTTAAAGAAATTACTAACCTTGTTATAATTTTGAGGATTATTGTGTTGATGCTCTCTAGAATTAACTCTATTTCTTTTATTTCTTTCTCTATTTATTTGCCTTTGTTGTTTTTTTCTACTACTTTGAGCTTGACTTTTAGATTTGTTGATTCTATGAGTTTCCATCTTTTCGCTAAACCATTGGCCTGGTGCAAATTCTTTTTTCAAAACTTGAGTGCCATCTTTTTTTACTCTATAACTTCTATCTTTTTGAGCTTTGTTATATGCTTTGTCGTCTGCTTTGTCACTTGCTCCTTGTAACTTACTAACATCCATATCACATCCATGCTCATTGCTGTTAGTGCAGTATTTACCTGTTTTAGATTCTACCTTTTCGTTGTTAAACTTTTCCTTTATTCTTTTAAATAATCTTTTTTTCCCAGAGCCACTTGACTTTTTATTTCCTTCACCAGTTTTGCTTTTTCCCCCAGTCACTGAATATGTATATTCTTTTTTGGGTATAATATCCGTACTGCTCCCTCCATCATTAGTAACGTTTGTTTGAGTTTCTCTATTTACTATACCATTTTCCTCATATGTAACTACTTGGTTTAATCCAGCTAAATCATTAAACTTTTTAAAACTATTTTCTCCAATAACATTACTTTCATAATGGTTATTTATCTCTTGAGCAGACATACCAGGATGTCTCTTATTATATTTCTGCATGTATTCATCCTCTGATAATGTAGATTGGTTTTTTGCTTTACCTTTTGACTCATAATTTTTTTCAGGGGTGTTAGCTGAAATATATTTTTTATTACCAACCTGCTTTCCCTCATGCTCGTCAAATGCATCTTTAGATAGTATATTTAGATCTGGCATAATTAATTTTATTAGTTATTATCGTCTTCTTTAGCTATTGGATCTACAAGAGGTTTTGTGGTAGATGGTTTTGGTTTTATTCCTTTTTCTTTATTGTATGTTTGTTCACCAAAAGAAGTATTTCCAATTTGATTTTTATAGTTAGATATTGCTTTAGCATCATCTACGCTTATTCCTTTTTCTTTCCATGATTTCATTTCTTTAGGAACAGGAGGATTAGTAGGTCTATCTTCGTACATTTTAGCAGCTTGGCTAAAACTAATAGAGCTTTTTCTTGATTTTGCTTTAAGATGTCCACCATCGTTGAGTCTAGTTCTTTTGCCTAATTTACTAAAAGTATTTTTAAACCAACTTTTAATAGGACCGCTCTGGTCAATTGAATTAACATCCATGATTAATCTGCTTTAAACGCTAATAAAACTTCTCTTAATGAATATCCAAATGCTACACCAGCGTACATTGGGTGAGATTCTAATAGTAACATAGCACCACATGCTCCAGCTAAAACAGCTTTAGATAATGGGTGATTTATAATTGCTTTTGCTTTTTCCATAACTTATTTTTTACAACTTAGTGTTTTTTCTTTATTTTTAACACAAGTCATTATTGAATTTTTATCTCCTGGACCTTTATATCTACTAATCATTCTTTTAGCCGCTGTAACATGGTCACAATCATTTACTGGAAAAGATCTATCTGGTCCACAGAATTGATCGTCTCTTAGTTTTTTCCTAGCTTCAGTTGATAGTTTACTCATAATTATCTTTTTATATTTTTGCTATACGGGAAGTTGTTGTTTAACCAGTCTTTACGCTTATTACAACCACAACCTCCAGGTATTTTGTCTGCTAACTTTTTAATCCCTGTGGCTGTGGTGAATTTATGTATAGTGTCTCCTAGTCCTTTTGACTTCATTTTTTACATTTACCAGAATGTGACTTGCCACAAGTTTTACACTTTGGCTTTGGCTTTGAATATGTTTTTTTTATTTTACCCATAACTATTTTTCTTTATTAGCATTACAAAATTTTCTAGCCGCTTCAACACTTCCAAATCCCCACTTTTTTAAAGCTCTAGCTTTTCTAGTTGGCTTACCATTAGGTTTTTTCATAGGCCCTTTCATGCCTGCAAATCTACAAGCAAAAGAGACTCTACGTTTACCTTTGCCTTTAGTTTGTCTTTTACCTAAAACTCTTTTAGTTTCTTTAGTGTACTTAGCTCGCATCTCGCGATTTGATTTTTCATAACTAGCATCGTCCATTACTTCTTCTTTTTCTTTTTTCCTATTTTAACACAATTGTTAACCATTTTTATCTTACCGTTAACTTTTTTTCCACTAGGAGATTTCTTTTTACCTTCAGCCTTGTAACCAGGCCAACATGAAGTTTTCTTTCTGCGAGTTGCCTTTCTTGCCATTACTTATTTCTTTTATTGTGTAGTTCAGAATCTATCTGCCTACACCAATCTAGTATTTCATCTACTTTTCCTTCTAACTTTTCAATATGGTTTGTCTGCCACTCTTGCTTCAAATCGTATTCCATGCGTTTAACTTCCGCAGGTGGTAGCTTCTTAGCATCGTCAATATCTGATTGTAAAGTGTAATACATACCTACAAAAGTTGATGTTATCATTATAATAGCTATAACTGTTTTAAGATCTATCTTAAATTCAGTACCTTCGCCTATTTTCATAAATGTTTATATTCTTCTGTAGCGTTAAAACTAGGACATGCTTTATTAGCAAAATCATTATGAGAATGTATCTCAGCATTTGGATACATCGCCTTTAGTGTTCTTAGCACCGCTAAGAGACTTTCTTTTTGACAATCATATCTAGTATCTTTTGGAGTCTTACCATCACTCTCAACGCCTCCAGCATAGCATATTCCTATAGAATTTCTATTATACCCCTTAGTGTGAGCTCCAATTTTAGCTATATCTCTACCTTTATATATATCACCATGTATGTCAATGTAGAAATGATAGCCTATGTCAGTCCAACCTCTGCCCTCTACATGCCATTTCCTGATTGTTTCTACAGAAACGTCTTGACCTTCGCGAGTAGCAGAGCAGTGAACTATAATCTTATTTATCGCTCTCATCGTTATTTTTTTTCATAGCCCACCATTTATTAACAGTGTAGCCAATAGTAACTAACAATAAAGTTATTTTTAACACAGGTTCTAACCAATCTAAACTTGCAATTGTGAAAGAAGTTATATTAAAACAATATAACTTTAAATCATCAACGCCCACTTTAAGATCTATTTGCGTTTAATACAGCGTTACCTTTGTAAGGTATGTTGTCAATTGATTTTAACGTTGGTGTAACGTTGGACTTATTGCTCATCATTGTTCTTGTACCTACTGGTCCACATCCACATTTTTTAGCATATCCTGCTGGCTTTTGATTTTCTCCGTAACTTGGCATTTTATTTAGTTTTATTATTAAACATTTTTAGTGAAGATACTACCGTCATTTATAGTATCGTTTTCTGGAACAGACGTATTATCCATTGTACCCATACTTAAGTCATTAAATTTTTGATTATAATTAGAATCAACACTTGGCTCTATTGAAGATGTACCACTTGTCATTGGTCTACTATAATTATTTGGGCTAAACTCTTTGTTAGGATCAGAAAATGAAACGGTTTGAGATTTTTTCATTTCTTCCTTTGGCTTGTTTACATTACTACCACCAGTCTCTGAACCAAGTATTTGCTTATTTACTCCTTCTTCTACAGCTTTTCCCGCTGCTATTCCTCCTTGAATTGCCATCATGGCTGTCATTGGATCCATATCATCTATTTTTATCGTTGTTTAAATTTAATATAGAGTGAGAAAGAACTTTATCTATATATGTTTTTTTCTTCATTATTATGTTACTGCGCTCTGTTGTTGGTATATCTTCTTCACCTAGCATTATTCTGTACATTCGGCTTATCAACTGCTTGCACTTAAATGAAACTTTGTATATATTGTACTTTTGAGTAGTTCTATTTCTTTCTCTCCAAACTATAATCCAACCTTCTTTTAACAACCTATTCCAACGCCTGTTATCCCAGCTATATGAATAAGTACCTGTCTTAAAATCTTGTTTTGTAAAGTGCTCTATAGCGTCTAAGTATATTAATAACTCAAGGTCTGCATCTTTAATATCACAGGTTTTGCACGCCCATTTACGTACAATCCTGTAATGTTTTAATAAATGCAGATCTTTTAGTTCAGAAGCTGTGGGTTTTCTCAATTATAGTTTATTAAGAACACGTTGATGATCCGTAGTAGAAACTGTAGAAAGATCATTTCCAGTTTTTCTAATAATCTTACGTTCATTTTTATTCTTCTTGTTACTTATAAACTTCTTAGCTTTTTTGTCTTTACCTTTATCAACCATTTTTGCAGCTTTAGCTGTTTGCTTGTATGTAAGTTCGTGTGCATCATTGCTACTTACTTTACCACTGTTTTGAGCATTAAGTGCAGCATCTTTGTGCTTGTAGCCTTTTTTCATTTTTCTAACTGATATACCTCTTTGATCAGCTTCGTTTTTCTTTCTAGCTCTACTACTTAGCACTTTGTTATAAGCAGAACCTTCTGAATTATCCAAAGACATATTAGCTTTTACAGCTGCGGTTTCTGCATATGTTCCAGATTTAATATCTTTTTTAACAGCTTTCATTTGTGCTTTATTATGACCTTTTATATTAACTGAAGGGTCTAAAAAGTTTTTAACTGCCGTTTTAAATCTTCCACTTTCTGGGTTATTTGATCCTTTAGCTTGAGAAGCTGAAGGCGTCCAGGGCTTTGCTGATTGTTGTGCTGCAGTAGCCATGCTCATTAAGCGTTTTTGAGCTTCTGCTCCTGCATCGTATTTTTTATTTGGATCCATTTTTAAAGTATTATAACCACGTCATGGTCTTTTATTATTTTGAACTTTTCTTTATTAATTTCAATACCAAAGCCAGAGTTGCTGTCGTAATAGATAGTGTCAGAATCTTTTAAACCTTTTACATCATCTCCTACTGTTACAACTTTAGCTAAGTTATATCTTAAGTCTTCTCGGTGAGCATCTGTTAATATTAACCCACCTTTTGTTTTATTATCTTCTCTTTTTACTGGTAATATAAGTATATTTCTTCCTACTGCTTTCATGCTCTTAAATTATTAATTACACAATCAGTAGATATTATAGTTGTAGCTACAGAAGCCGCATTCCGCAAAGCACATTTAGTGACCAATAAAGGATCTATTATTCCGGACTTTACCATATTTACCGTTTTCCCTGTAACCACATTTAATCCTTTACCTTTTATATTAGACTCTTCATAATCTAATATACCAGCATTGTGCAATATAACATTAAAAGGAGCTTTAATAGCATCTAATAATATTTGTTCTGTATCTGTTTTTGCAACAATATTTTGAGATGCATTAAGTAATGCTATCCCACCTCCTGGCACTATGCCTTCTTTAATAGCGGCTTTTGTAGCGCAAATAGCGTCTTCTACTCTATCCTTTTTTTCTTTTAACTCTACACTAGAGTTTGCTCCTACTTTAACTATTGCTACTTTAGCTAATAATCTAGCTAGTCTTTTTTCGTGCCTAACCTTTAAATTAGGATTATTAGTTTCTTTTATTTGCACTTTTATTGAACTAACTAATTCTTCTACTTCATCAGGACTTGAGTCTACTTGTATAATTGTTTCTTTGTCTGTTGTTGTAGATTTGATGCAGTTACCTAAATGTTCAGGACTTATTAGGTCTAAGTCATCGCCTAAGTGTTCATTTATAACAGTCGCTCCTGTAAGTAATGCTAAATCTTCTAAAGTGTCTTTCTTGTTAATACCATACATTGGAGCATCTATTATATTAACATTTATATTACCTTTAACCTTGTTCATTGCTAAAGCTGTCATTACCTGGTTATCTGCATCGCCAATTATTAATAGTGACTTTTTGTTTTTAATAATGTACTCTAAAATAGATTGTATTTTTCTAATGTTTTCTATTTTACTTTCAACTATTAAAACTAACGGGTTTTGAAGTTCGGCAACACCTTTTTCCTTGTCTGTTATAAAATGAGGATTTTTTAATACACCTTCATATTGTATTCCATCTACCTTTTCTATAACGGTGTCAGGATCGTCATGTGTTTCCATTATGACTATACCTGTATCATTAACACTTTTAAATGCCTCAGCAATTGTAACACCTAGTTTCTTATCATTATTAGCTGATATAGTAGCTACATCTACTATTTTATCACCTTTAACTTCAGAAGATGTTTTTTCTAAATATTTTATTACTTTTTCTACAGCTGAGTTTATACCTTCTTTTATATCTCTAGGACTATGATTTTTAAGAGACTTATACGATTCAACTAATATTGAATGGGCCAATACTGTGGCTGTAGTTGTACCATCACCAGCTTCTCTTACTGTTTTTCTGGCTGCTTCTTTTAAAAGTTTAGCACCCATGTTTTCAACTGGGTCTAATAATATAACTGAGTCTGCAACTGTTACACCATCTTTTGTAATCTGAGGATTACCTGCTGAGTCTTCTAATATAACACATCTACCGCTAGCTCCTAGTGTAGAGCTAACGGCTTTTGTGAGTTTTTCTATACCACTAAATATAGCGGATTTTGCATCTTCACCGAAGTTTAGATGCTTTACTATTGTTTCGTTCATTTGATTTAATTAAATTAGATTTGGTTTTTTACTCGAATGTTTTGACTACTTTAGGTCCTTTTAAAAATTCAAGTTTTTTAGAGTAGTGTTCTATAGATCCATCAATTGCAGCTTCAGCGCCGTCCATTGTTTCTCTTCTAGTTACATCGATCCAGTCTTCTTCTTCTGGATGCAAATACTCTGTTTGAAAAAATCCATTTGGTAACTGAACAATTCTCCAATTGCTCTTCGTGGTTATGTGTTTCCAAAGGTTGATCATTCTTTGATCTGGTCGTGTAGTAGAAGTAAAATCTCTACTGGTGTATAAAAACGTCATTTTGTTTTGGTTTTATGTTTAACGTTGGTTATTTATACTATCACATGATAGTTCGGTTATTTAATAAATATGTACACAAGGTCTTTTGTCTGTTAACTGAGCTCCTGCACCTTCAAAAAATGCTGAATTAATGTCACTAGGCCAAGGATTACCTACGTAGTTAGTGCCAGTAGTTGCGGCTAAGTTAATATTTGCGATAGCATCGTTTATCCCTAGTATTCCTTCATTTCCTTCTTCCGCAAAAGGCAATGATAAAGCTATTACATAATTTTCGCCTAAAGTAAGATTTGCCTGTATTTCGCCTATTATTGAAAATTCATGAATTCCAGGAATCATTGCTTGAGAAAATTGTTTACCACTTATTAAAGACGCGTTTGCAAAATCACCTTCATATATAGCGAAAGCAAATCCGTTTGATAATCCATCTAGTAAATATATTTTAGCTTTGTTCAGTGCGAACGTTGCATCTGATATTGTCTGGAACCAATAAGTATTTATTATAGTACCTTCTGATACAGCATTTAGACTAGCGTTTCCTTGAGCTATGTCTAATGGTGTAAAACCATTTGTACCACTAGAAACACTAACACCTATAACATGTCCAGTGGAATTTGTAGTAATAGAATTTATATTGTTATAAGTTCCTGCAGTTCCAAAAGAATCATGGTTAATTGTTAATATTCTATCAGTACCACTAGTACCTACTGAAGTTGTTAAATCTACTCCTCCAGATATGTCAACTAATCCTTGGTCACCAACAGCAAATACTGTACTATTGTCAGCTCTTAAATCCCAGCTAGTCATTCCAGTTCCTGAACCACCTGCAGCTGAAATAGTGATAATATTGCTTGATTGAGTTATTGTTATATTGTCACCTTCTTCAAAAGAAACTATTGAGTCAGGACAAGCCCCGCTGTCAGGACTTAACCTTATAGCTGGATTTTCTTCGTAATTAACACTTTCTATTGAGTAACACGGAGGGCTGTCAGAATTTATTGTAAAACTTCCTTCTGCGTTATTTGTTATAGATACATTAGCACCAGCGTTTATATTTACAGCATTAACCGTTGCATCACTTCCATTTAACGACAGTGTCGCGATGTCATCAATTGTCGATGTGTTATTAAACGTATATGTTACTGAATCTGATTCTGAATTTATAGTTACTATACCAGTTCCACTAGGCCCTGTTGAAGTTAAGGTTATATTATTTCCAGCAACTATCTGCCCAACACCAGAAGCACCACTGGCCGCAGAAAAATCCGCGACCTGTTGTAGTGTAACACTTCTAGTTGGCTTATCACTGGCTGTCATATCTGATATCAACATTAAGTCACTGCCACTAAGTGGACTAGACTTTAATGGATATGTGTATATTATTGCCATAGTTTATTTTTTTAATTATTGTTTTATGCTTCCGCTGGTGATGTTGCAAGGTTCCATGTAACAGTTATCATGTTTCCAATTCCACTAGGTGTAAAGTTTATAAGTATTTTATAACCTTTATTTAGTAACACAGTTACTGTTTCCCATTTAAGTGGTTGTGAAAAAGTAGCACAACATTCTCCTTTTAAAACAGCAGCCATTAATTCATCTTTAATTTCTGCTAAAGAAAATTTATGAGCTCTACTAGCATTTAGCATATCTATCGGCTCAGCTGTCTGAGATGGCAATTGGCATTCAGAATAACCTTCCTGACCTGGGCTTATGCATTTAAAAGGATTCGCTATACTAGTAGAAGAATCTGCAACCGCGTTGTTAAATACAGTTTCTTCATTTTCATTGTCTGGATTCATGTTAACATAAGCCTTCAAGTAAACAGCAATTTCCTCTGTGTGTTTTGTTAAGTTTGCGATACTACTTATTACATCAGTATAAACTACAACTTCATTAGCGGCAGTGACAGCAGACTCATCTAGACTTTTTTGTAAAGTTGGTAAATAAGCTAACACTTTAGCTACATTAGGATCTTCTGGATCACCTCCAGCACCGTAATTAAACGATCCTAAAACACCAACATCTCCATTAGGTAATATAGGTCCTCCTGTAACTGGAGCTGTAGCCAATACTCTTTCGTTAGTTTGCTTAGCTCTTGCATCTCCTTTTGCTCTAATAGTAGTATCCCAATCTGCTCTATCAACATCATTGTAGTATGGGGTTAGTTCTGCGATTTGCTCATACCACATAATCATAAAACTAGAAAGACCCATCTGTACACCAGCATCACCAACAATCGGGTTTAAATAGTTTTGAAGGTCAGATTCTAAACCAGGCGGTAAACCTGATGTTCCATTAATTATGTTTTGAAAAGTTAACGTACTAACCTCAACAGGTGAGTATGGTGCTAAAGTACCAAAAAAAGTAGGTATGTAATATGTATTACACCAGTTTTCAATATATGTTCTTACTCTTTCTGCATCATTAGCGCTTATAGGATACGTAGCTGCATCACTTGGATCTATGTAGCTAGAATTCCATCCAGCTTCTGATGTTATCTGCCCAATCACTAGAAAATCAAAAAGATAACCACCACCTGCATATTCATTACTAGCTTTTAAGTAAGCATCTTTCGTAGCTCTTTGAGTAGTATATTGATCGCCACCACAATATTGTATAAGATTTTCGTTAATACCGAGACTAATTGCTAAATCTTGCGCAGCAGGATCTGATCCATCAAAAGCGTCTATAAATTCACTTACGTCATTACCAAATATTTCTCTTTCCTCGCTCGTTAGTACATTATTAAAGAAATTTTCAAATTCTGGAGGACTGTCTAAGTCTATATCAGCAAATCTACTTACTATCATTTCACTATATCTAAATAGTATAGGTTGTCTTGCTGTTAACACACTGTAATATGCTAAGTCGTCAATAGCTACTATAGAATCTTTTTCAGCCTTACCTTTAAGCTCATTAAAAGTTTCTACTGATCTACCATAAGCACATATAGTCTCCCATACATTTGGAAAGTTTATTTCTTCATTTCCATCTATTCTGTTTTGTATCCCTTGTTGTGATAACTGATATCCAGCATTAAGACCAAAGTAAGCTGTTTCAAGAGCTTCTACTTCCAGTGTAAGCTCGTCTAGTTGTGATTTGTTATCTAGATAAATTTTATAATCATTATCAACCTCAGCTTGAGTATTAATTATGTTAACATTAATCTCTGCTAAATAAGCATCTATATTAGCAACATCAACTTCTAATGAAAGTATATCCTTCTCTGTTGCCGTTATTAATGCCTGTAATTCAGTTATTCTCTCTTCTTGAGCTTCTGTTCTTTCAGAAGGTGGTATAGCCTCTAAAGACTTAAGTTCAGCTTCGTATTGAGCTTTAGTTGCTTGCAATGCCTCTATTTGAGCCAGAAGACCTTCTTTAATATTTTGATTTTCAGCTAGAGCTGTTTTCCAAACTCCTAACGTTCTAACTGAATTAGCCCATCTATCTTGAGAATCTCTTACTTGGCGCTGTAAACCACCGCTGTTTAATTCTTCCAATTTATTATCCAACTCCGCTTTAGCTTCTTGTACCTGTTCTAAGGTTATTACATCATCTATTTTTTTTTCTATACAATCCATTTTTTATTTTTTTTGGAATTAATAAGTTTATATTTTTAGAAGTAGTTAGATTTAACTAATATAAACATATTGATTTTTAATATTTGTGTGAATGTTTTAATATTGGATGAGGTGACATTCTATTCATGTGATCATAGTGCGCATCTTTCTTTAAAGCATGTGCATGATCAAAATCATTCTTAGCTGCAGCCTCGTTTCCATGTACTAATTCATATCTGCCATCATGGGCTAGTTTTTTTTCGTGCGAATAGTCATCTTTCGCAGATTCTTTGTCTTGATAACTTGTCATTTTTGGCATAATTGCTCTTTTTTTTGTAATTGTTTTTTGTTTATACGTATATTATTAGTTATTTACACGATATACTCGCTTTTTACATGCTAAATTAGCTTTTAATTACTTTAAAGTGTGACACTAGCCTGTTATTCTACTAATTTAACAACCTAATGTCCTACTTTTTGCGAATATAATTAGATATATAGATATTTTTTACTACACCCCAAAATATAATTGTAAAATGTCTAGAGAAAACGATATTAAATTGCCCAGCCCGGTCCACATTTAAAATTTTTATGAAATATCTTTTACGTTTTCAGTATAATATTGTGTTGACATTTATGATTCATGTTTCGAAAAACAACAATGTAAATACAGAGTATAAAAGATAATATAATGTAACAAAAATTAATAACAAAATAAATAAAATCTAATAACTATGAAAAATCTAATAACAACTATCAAATTAAATTCAATTTCTATCTCAATGAATATCATATTCATATCTTACTTAACATTCTTATTATCAATCGCATTATAAATAAATACAAAGTAAATACATACATAATAAGATAATATAATATAACAAACTAAATAACTAAATCATGGAAAATCAAATAACTAAATCAAGATTCATCATCTCAAACTCATTACTCGGAAAATCATTAATCATATCATTCACTAACAAAAAAGGCGAATCATTCACATACAATCATGATGAAGTGTTTGCTAACAATGAAACAAGATTACTAAGCATGAATTGCTTTATTAAGTATGGTAACTATACGAATTCAAATAAACTACCAAACTGGGTTTAATAATAATTACAATGTAAATACGACTATCAATAGATAATATAATATAACTAATAAAAACTAATAACAATGATAAATTTAACTAAATTACCAATACTAAATGAAAACCACGAATACCTCATCGATAATCCAGATTACTCTGAACTATTCGAGCGACTAAACTATAATACTGAAGATTACCTCATCGTCTACTCGTTTATTCATAATATAATGAAAGTAGCTAAAGAATTAATAAAGTATAATATAGAATTCACTCATCACTCATGTCACTTGTCTGACGAGTCTTATTTACTAATTAATACTAATCAAGAGTAAACTATGACAATAGCCTGTTACTATTATATATTAACTAGCTAATGTCACACTTAAAATAACTAATTTATTTTAATATCTATGTAAGATATTAAGATAACAAGTGTAGAACTATAACTAACTTTTAAACTAATAAACAAATATACACCTTTAAACTAAATTCAAATGAATAAATATAATAATAAAAAAGAAGAAAAAACTGCAAATGAAGTATTAATAGCAATGGTAGTAGTATTTTGTGTAATAATAGTAATAGACTATATTACAATGTAAATACAAACAAGTAAAGATAATATAAATATAACAAACTAATTAATAAATAAATAAATATAATAACTATGAAAACTAATAATTTAACAACAAAAAGATTTGTAATAAGAAAGTCACTAATCGGCGAGAATGCAATAATAACTTTCACTAATAATAAAGATGTAACTTTTACTTATGACCATGATGAGATTTACTCAACATTTCAA